ATAAGACGTATTTCTTCGGCGTGTCCGGCCTGCAAAACTATGGCCTGCTGAACGACCCGAACCTGTCCGCCGCTATCGTGCCCACCACGAAGACCGCGGGTGGCACGGGCTGGGCGAATGCCACGGCGCAAGAAATCAATTCGGACGTGCAAAAGCTCTACAAGCAATTGCAAACCCAAGCGGGCGGCCTGGTTGAACTCGACACCAAGATGACCTTGGCAATGTCCCCAATTTCGGAAGTCTATTTGACCAAGACGACCGACTTCAATGTCAACGTGCAGGACATTCTGAAAAAGAATTTCCCCAATTTGACCGTGAAGACCGCGCCGGAATACACCACGGCGTCCGGGGAACTGGTGCAACTGATCGTGGACGAAGTGGAAGGCCAGCGCACGGCCGACACCGCTTTTACCGAAAAGCTCCGCGCCCACCCAATCGTCGTGCAGTCTTCCAGCTTCAAGCAAAAGAAGTCGCAAGGCACCTGGGGCACCGTGATTTTCCGCCCCGCCTTCATTGCCCAAATGTTGGGTGTGTAAGTAAGCAATCCGGGGGCTTCGGCCCCTGGGTTTTAATCGCAAACTAGGAGAGTTTGAAAATGGCAAAAATCGTCGTAGTGGGTTGCAAATTGCCCCACGGTATCGTCATTCAGCACCCCATGGACCCGACCAAAAAGGTCGAATTGGCGGGCAAAAACAAAGCCCTGATTGTGGGCTCAGATTACGCCACGACCGAAGTCGACGGGGACTTTTGGGAACAATGGGCCGCAGTCAATAAAGAATTTTCGGCCGTCAAGTCCGGCGCCATCTTTGTCGCAAAAAGCGCAACCGATGCGGCCGCAATCGCCGCCGAATTCAAGGAACGCAAAACCGGCTTTGAGCCCATGCGTACCGACGGCAAAGACGAACGCGCAAGCGGCGTGAAGCCAGCCGACAAGGACTAAGACCATGACCGCCGTAGTATTCGACCCGGTAGCCTTCAAAGCCCGCTATCCCGAATTTGCGGCGGTTGCCAATGCGACCTTGGGGGCCTACTTCACGGAAGCGGGCCTTTACTTGTCCAATGCGGACAATTCGCCCGTGCGGAACCTGACCCGCCGGGCCATCCTTTTGAACATGCTGACCGCCCACGTCGCCTATATCGGCGGCGCTTTGAGCGCGGACGGCATGCCGCGGCCCGTGGGGCGCCTATCGCAAGCCGGTGAAGGTAGCGTATCCGCCGCCTTTGAAGGTGCGCCCCCTGGCTCCGCGCAATGGTTCCAGCAATCACAGTACGGCGCCGCATTCTGGCAAGCGACTTCCAGCTTGCGCGGCTTCCGCTACGTTTCCCGGCCTACGGTGTATTGACATGGCCGACCACACTCTCAGCGGTTCCGATGGGGTCATGAAGGCCCTGGAAGCAATCGCCCAACGCATGGGCGGGGGAGAGGTTGCGGTCGGCTTCATGGAAGGCGCCACTTACCCGGACGGCACGCCCGTCGCCGCTGTGGCCTATTGGAATGAGTTTGGAAGCGTGGGGCAACCGGCCCGGCCGTTCTTTCGCCAAATGATTGCCGCGGAATCCCCCACCTGGCCGGACAAAATGGCGAAGCTGGCAAAGGGTACGAATTACGATGGCCCCCGCGTGCTGGCGCTGATGGGCGAAGATATCAAAGGCGCATTGCAGCAAAGCATAAATGACTTCACGACGCCCGCACTGGCTGAAAGTACGATTGAGGCCAAAGGCTTTGCCAAACCGCTGATTGACACGTCGCACATGCTCAATTCAATTGCCATTGAGGTATCAGAATAATGGACTTGCGCGGACTCGCTAACGGTGTGACCAGCACCATAAATCCGAATGAAACCGTTACCGTTTTGCGGTCGACTGGTTACACCATTGGCGCCGGAGCCAAACAAGTTCCAGCGTTTGCCGCCCCCGTGACCGGCCCCGCGCAAGTGCAAGCCCTGGACGCGAACGATATCAAGCAACTGGACGGCCTGAATATTCAAGGCACCATCCGGGCAATCTATTTGCGCGGCACCCTGGCGGGCGTCGTGCGGCCGAATCAAACCGGCGGCGATATCGTCAAGCGCAAGAATGAAACGGAATTATGGCTTGTCGTCAAGGTGCTTGAAAGCTGGCCTGATTGGACTAAGGCGGCCATTGTGCTGCAGGGGCAATAAATGTACACCGCCAGCATTTCGGTCGATCAAGTCATTGATGCCCTGGTGGCATTCCTTGCACCTTTCATGCCTGGGGCGCAAATCGTCCGCGCACAGGTCAACCGGGTGGCCTTGCCGTCAAATCCTTGCGCTGTGCTTACGGAACTTTTGCAAGTTGATTTGAGCGTACCGGCCACGGAATACCAGCCGCCGGTCGCCCCGGCGCCAGCCATTGGGACCGCCACAATCTACGGCCCGTCGCGCATCGACGTGCAAATTGACTTTTACGGGGCGCAAGCTGGGGAGTTTTGCAAGACCGTAAAAACCGCGTTCCGGTCGCATTGGGGGTTTGCCCATTTCCCCGCGAACATTAAGCCGCTGTACACGTCCGACGGCGTTCAATCGCCCCTCTTAACCGGGGAACAGCAATATGAAAGCAGATGGACGCTTACGGCATCAATGCAATACAATCCAACTGTTACGGTTCCGCAGGAATTTGCCGAACAGGCTTATCCGGCTTTGGTTATTCCGGCGGACGTGTGATTATGCGGATTACCACTTATTTCATGAGGTGAACAAATGACTATCCCGGCAAGCGACATTGTTGTTGTCAATCCCGGCGTCGTTGGTTCCGGCGGTAATCCGCTGGCCCTGAACGGCGTCATTCTCTCCAAAAATACTTTGCTCCCGACCGGCGGCGTGCGTTCATTCGCCAGCGCCGACGCCGTGAATGCGTTTTTTGGCCCGTCTTCCACGGAATACGCCCTTGCCCAAACTTACTTTTTGGGCTTTGACAATTCCACGATCAAACCGGGCACGCTGTATTTCGCCCCGTTTGTGGAAGCCGACCGCGGCGCCTGGTTGCAATCCGGCTCCCTGTCCGGCATGACCCTGGCGCAACTGCAAGCCCTTTCCGGCGTGCTGACTGTGACCGTCGACGGCACGGCCTTTACGTCTTCAAGCATCAACCTCGCAACGGCAACCAGTTTCAGCAATGCGGCGACGATGATTGCCGCGGCCTTCACTGGCACCGGCAAACCGACTTGCGCCTGGAATGCGGTCAACAGCACCTTCACGCTAAACAGCGTCACGACCGGCGCATCCTCGACAATCGGCTATGCAACCGGCACCCTGTCCGCGGGCCTCAAGCTGACCAGCGCGACCGGCGCCATCCTGTCCCAAGGTGACATTGCGGACACCCCAGCCACGGCCATGGATGCGGTCAAGGCGGCGACTCAGAATTGGGTCGACTTCATGACGATTTGGGAGCCCTTGCTTGCCGACAAAGAACTCTTTGCCGAATGGACGAATGCACAAAATCAGCGTTACATGTACGTTTGCTGGGACACGGACGCGCAAGCGATCGTCAACGGTTCGACTACTTGTTTCGGTGCGGTTGCCAAGTCCTTGGGCTACGACGGCGTCGTGCCGGTTTACAACACTGTGACCCTGGCCGCGTTCATGTTGGGCACCGTGGCGTCGATTGACTTTAGCCGCCTGAATGGTCGCATCACTTCGGCTTTCAAATCGCAAAGCGGATTCGTGCCCACTGTGACCGACCAGCAAATCGCCGCCAATCTGCTGGCGAACGGTTACAGCTTTTACGGCTCCTATGCGACCGCAAACGATCAATTCAATTTCCTTTACAACGGCCAAATGTCCGGCAAGTGGAAATGGGTTGATACCTTTGTCGACCAAGTCTATTTGAACAGTCAATTCCAATTGGCCTTGCTTTCGTTGCTGACCAGCGTTAAGTCGATTCCTTACAACGAATCCGGCTATTCGCTGATTCGTGCGGCCATGATCGACCCAATTTCCGCCGGTATCAACTTTGGCAGCATTCGCACCGGCATTACCATGTCGGCGTCGCAAAAAGCCCAAGTGAATCAGGCGGCCGGTTTGGACGTTTCGACCATCATTGAGCAACAAGGCTATTACCTGCAAATTCTCGACCCTGGTGCGCAAGTGCGCGGCAATCGCGGAACGCCGGTAATCAACTTTTGGTACACCGACGGCGGCGCGGTCCAAAAGATCACCGTCGCATCTATTGACATCATGTAAGGAACAATCATGGCTGATACCACAATCACCAGCGCGAACAGCGTTTTTACCATCGTGGTCGCGGGCTTGTTCCCGGCCCCGGTGCAGCTTCGCGGCTACGCCAGCGACAAGGCTTTCACCACGGAAGCTATTGACCTGGCCGAAGTCCAAATGGGCGTCGACGGCCGCATGACTGCCGGTTTCATTCCGAACCCGACGAAGCAAACCGTTACGCTGCAGGCCGATAGCCCCAGCAAGGACATTTTCACCGCACTGATTCAGGCAATGAAGACGGCGCGGGAAGTGTTCTACATTTCCGGTTCAATCGCGTTGCCTTCGACCGGCGAATCTTTCACGCTGACCCGCGGCATTCTCACGAATGCAAAGCAAATCCCGGACGCGCAAAAAGTCCTGCAGCCCGTGGATTACGTCATTACCTGGGAAAGCGTGAACCGTTCGCTGCTGTAACAGGCGCACCAGTTAGCCCCCGGCAAGGCCCACAAAGCCGCTTTGCCCTCTCCCGAAGCACGCCGGGGGCACCTTAACACCACGGGAGAGGAATCACGATACGGAGAGGTATCACAATGGCACGCACGACAGCAAATTACACCATTCAAGACGAAGGCCGCGACCACGGTAAGGTTTTCGTTTTAACCGAACTACCCGCCAGCCGGGCGGAATCTTGGGCAATGCGGGCGCTCCTGGCCCTCATGTCAAGCGGCGTCGAAGTCCCGGAAGGGTTTGACCGCATGGGCATGGCGGGCATGGCGGAAGTCGGCATTCGTGCCCTGTCCGGCCTCAAATGGGAAGTCGCGGAACCATTGCTTGCGGAAATGTGGTCTTGCGTGCAAATCATGCCGGACCCCAGCAAACCGCATATTATCCGAAATCTGATTGAAGAGGACATTGAAGAAATTTCGACCCGCGTGAAACTTCGCGCCGAAGTGTGGAAATTGCACACGGGTTTTTTGAAGGCCGTCGCCCCCTCAATCTCCGAAGGCTCCCCGGCGGCGGCCCGCAAAAAGGGTTCGCGGAATACTTGAACCTTTCGGCCGTTATCGGCACGTTGCTTTCAAAACGTATGGCAACGCTGCACGAATTGGATACGGTTTATGGGGTGCAAGACGTCTACGATATGCTGGAAGTCATAACGGTAGATGACTACAATAACGCTTTGGCGAACCGGGAATAATCCACATGGCTACAATCATCGACAGCTTGCTTGTAAAACTTGGGCTAGATTCTTCGGAATTTAGCGCGGGTAAGAACAAGGTCGACAAGGGCCTAAAGGATACCGGCGCCGAAGCCGATAAAGCCGGGGCGAAGCTCAAAAAATCGGGCAAGGATGGCGCCGAAGGTTTCGAGAATGTAGCCAAGAGCGCGACCAAATTCCTGGCAATCATTGGCGGCACCATGGCCGTTAAGCGGTTCATTGAACAAACCGTCGAATCGTCCGCCGCCCTCGACCGCCTTTCGCAAAATCTCAGTGCCAACGTGGCGACCGTGTCCGCCTGGTCCAATGCGGCCGAACTTGCCGGGGGCTCCGCTGACGGGCTCCAAGGCACCATGGACATGCTCAGTAAGTCGCAAACTGAATTGCAGCTTACCGGACAAAGCGGCCTTATCCCCTATTTCTCCGCGCTGGGCTTGAGCCTGGCGGACACCCAAGGGAAAGCCAAACCCGTCAACGATTTGCTGCTGGAACTGTCCGACCGTTTCAGCAAAATGGACCGCACCACGGCCAACAATATGGGCCGCATGATGGGCCTTGACCAAGGGACAATGCAACTTTTGTTAAAGGGGCGTTCCGAAGTCG